GCAGTACGTTCTTCGTTAGTAGCTAACACAATTTCAGAACAAAGATTACTTTGATTAACTCTTAGTCCTAAATCTTTTTGTTGTTTCGGCAGATGCTCATTACATGTATCTATATTAATCATGTAAGGCTCTCCTGTTTCAGCCCTAGCGTTCAACATCTGCCACCATAAATCTCTTGAGTTAACAATCTTAACAGCTTCACCACTCTTAGGATCAATTAGTCTCCACTCTTGATTTTCTTTTACTGCTTCTAAAAATTCATTAGTTATATTAATTCCGTTGTGTATATTCAAACACTTCCTGTTTATATCTCCACCTGATTCTTTACGCATATTAATAAACTCTTCAATCTCAGGATGAGATATGTCCATGTACGCAGCATAAGAACCCCGTCTAGTTACACCTTGATTGAAGGCTAACATCTGAGAATCTACAACATGCATAAAAGGGATTGATCCAGTAGAACGAGAGCCGTGCCTAGTAGAAACCCCATTACTACGAACATCTCCCCAATATCCACCGATGCCTCCACCTGAACTCGCAAGCCAAATGTTTTCATCATAATGATCAGATAGCCCACGCCTACTATCAGGTACATAATTAAGGAAGCAGCTAATAGGTAAGCCACGAGTTGTTCCTCCGTTAGAAAGTATAGGAGTACTAAACATAAACCACAAATTGGAACTGTATTCATAAAGTCTTTGGGCAAGATCGAAATCAGTTTCTCCCTTAAAAGTTGCAGCAAAGACGGCTGCTCGTCCGAATGCTTCTTGTGCATGTGTTTCATTCTCCCATAAATATCTATCTTTTAATGTATCTAAACTAAACTTGTCTAGTTTCTTTTCCTTATCGTAATCTATTACGATTCCTAAGTAAGGCTTCTTGCCTATCTTATCTTCAATCATTTGATATATCTCCTAAGTGTATTGCTATAATTGCATAATGTATTATTTTTAATAAGTCTTCTTCTTTATCTGTTCCCTCTTTCTTACCACACCTCATAGCATATTTCATAATGTTACCCATACAGAATCCTTCTCCGTGTCCTGAGTCTATTATCATATCAGTTGCTTGATACTTACCACCTGCATAGTGTCTGTCGTATGTTTCATCTACATACTTTTCTATTTGTTGTATTATATTTCCTTCGTTAAATTTATAACTCATGTTTCTCCTTAGTGTATTATCTCATTTTTAGGAACTTCTGTCAATCTTCTTGCGTATTCTAATTGTGATAGGTGAGAAAGTTTTTCAAGCACTTCAATGTCTACATCATCCATAGTACTACCTGAAAAAATATAACTACCTACTACCATAATTAATTCTCCTAGTTCAATACTATCTAAATTCCAAGTAATAGTTCTTTCAATATCATCAGACATCTTCAATATCCTTGACTGTGATTGAGTTAAAATCTTTTCTGCCTTGTTTAATTAAATGTTTAATTCTTTTTATAAACCAACGTAAAGTGTACGCAGAAATTCTTAACTGTCTATTAGCATAGATGTGAGTTTGTTCCGGAAGATAATCATATAAGTTTTCTATACTAACTTTCTTTTTTTCTTCTTCAGGAACTACAGTCAACAACCAATCAAACATTAACTGCTTTGCTTTTTTTCTTACTTGCTTTTCTTTTTTTGAATTCATGTGTAATCTCTTCTACTCTAGGTTCTTTAACAACTTGGGTTAGGTATGAAAGTCCTTTAGAATATTTAAATACTCTAAGTCCTTTCCCATTATTGGAATCTTTATGACACTCTAACTTATGTCTACAGAAGAAACATCCTCTAGGAAGTTTCATGTTTCCTGAAGACCCATCAGGTATAGGTTTGTAACAAAGTTCAGGTGGTGCTGACTTCTTTAAAGACTTCTTGACTGTATCTATTTTAGTCTCTATGTTAGGTTTGTCAAGTTCTTCAGGAATATAAAGTGCAAGTTCTCCACTTTCTTTATTCATTGCTAAGAATCCACCATTAGAAGTACCATGTCCTGCTTCATATCCTGCTAACTGAGACATGTAACCAAAGGTATCATCCTCTGCTAGTGTTCCGTCTTTGAATTTCTTAAAGGCATAACCTGATGCAGTCTTAACATCTATAACTTCTCCGTCTATAACACAGTCCATGTGTCCTTCGATACCCTTAATCTTAACATTCTTCTGTTCGTCTGAAACTGTATGACCTGCTAGTTTAACTAATAGTAATACTACTTCTTCTAACATATGACCATAAAGAAACTTAATGAAGGTTGAAGGCGGAATCTCTTGAGCCTGTTGTTCTGTCTTCATATCAAACCATAACTGTCTGTTAGGTCTACCTATATTAGACATGCGTAAAGTCGTTGTTGATCTAGGTGTAGGTGTAGACCAATGACGAAGAACGTCTTTCATAGACTCACCAAACTGTTCTATAGATTCTTCAGATAAGTTTAAGGACTTACCCTTACCAAGAACAGATAGCTTCTTGTATATGTCGTCTACTAAAGTGTTTAGTTTTTTAGTTACCATAAGTTATCCCTCTTTCATTATACAACTTTTTATAAAATGTTGCAACCTTTTGTATTTGATTTGGTGTTGCTTGGTTCTTAATAGAGTTAGCCATAAGCGAAACAATAATAATATTATCTTTTACATATCCTTTTTCAGGTATTATTCTATCTAAAGACGGAGAAGTTTGCCAGTTGTTTTTACCTTTACCTTTACCCCAATCTTGTCCTTGTTTATTTAATTCAAACTTAATTCCTAATATTGGACATCTATCTGTTATAATATCACGAATATCTTGAGATGTTAAAGTACATGGAATATTATGTTTTCTTGCCCTCTGTCTCGCTGACTCTACCATGTCTGCAAGATGTTGGCTGCTCCCAACTGTTTTATTTTTTCTCCATTTTTTAACCTGATTTGAAAGATACATATTAAAACATTTATTACATTTATATATTCTATTGTTGTAATTAGATATGTAACAATTACCTTTTGAAGAATCAACTTCTTTTGGCTCAAGAGTAACAGAACAAAAAGTACATCTTTTAATTTTAGACCCTGATGGATTAGTGTGTTTCACTCCAATTCCTCCCTACTTTGTATTCGCCATCCATAGGACAACGAAGATTATAATGTTCACCTGCTTTAATAATACATTCAACAGCAAGCTTCCCTACAAAATCTGATAAATCTTCTCTCACTTCTATCTGCCATTCATCGTGTATGTTACCAACAAATCTAGCATCAAGTGAATTAAGGCTGATTAAAGCATCAAGCATAACCAATCCTCTCTTCATAACTATAGCACCTCCACCCTGTAATAAAGTGTTGAGAGCAGCGTGCTGCGTGCGAATTAATAACTTTCTTCCGTCTATTCCTTTGAGCCAATGCTTTCCAGATGCTCTTTGTACTTTATCTCTAAGAGATTTAAATGATGGTTTATTATTAAAGAACTGTTCTCTAAGTCGCTTACCATCAGCTTGACTTCCTCCAACCACAGAGCCAAGCTTTGAATCTCCTGCTCCGTATATAAGTGCATAGATGAATGTCTTCGCCTGATCTCTTGATTCAAGTCCTGCAGATTTTTGATTAGAGGTGTGTATGTCTCCGTTAATGATTTCATTTATAAACTCCTCGTCTTGCATATAGTGTGCTAACATTCGTAGTTCTAAACTAGAAGCATCAACACCTAATAAATTATAATTGTCTTCAACAGTCCAACATGATCTACATTCAGAACCATACGGACTATGTATGTTCGGAACTTGAGCAAGGTTTGGAGACCTATGCGACATTCTCCCTGTGATTGTGCCATTAGGTATTACAAATCCATGTACCCTACCATCATCCTCAACTGCTTCTATCCATGAATCTATCTGAGCAATTCTCTTTTGATATAAAAGATAATCAGCTATTAGTTTTGCTTGAGGAATGTTTTTAATATTAGATAGGGTTGTCTCATCTACAATAGGCTGACCTGTAGGAGTAAACTTCTTAGGTTTCCAACCAAACTCTATTAGATATTCTCCTATCTGTTTACGTGATCCAAGATTAAAGTCTTGAAGTTTCCTACGCATGAAAGGTTTTATATTATTAGTTGGTAGTCTTTCATTAAATTCTTCTTCTGTTAAACCTTGCTTAGATAATGTTCCGTCCTTCTTAAGTTTAGGTTTAACTTCTCTAATGTCAATCATCTTAGGTTTAAACACCTTATGCACTTCATCTTCTGCTTCGTGCATCTTCTGTCGAAGTTCAGCAAGAAGTAATTCAGCTTTCTCAATATCAAATTTAAATCCATTTACTTCTTGTTCTTTAATTACTCTCGCCACTTCTTGTTCAAGAGCAACACATTCTTTATTGAATCCTGTTCCTTCTTGTCTTAAGTGATGAAAGAGAACTGTATTCAATTGAACATCACGAGTGCAATAGGTTAGCATTTCTTTAGAATAGTTTTTATAATCATCAAAATCAATCTTGTTAAATCCTAATCTAAATCCCCACTTCTCTAAACTGTGTCCACCTTCACGAACAGGATTGAATAATCTTGACATAACAAGAGTATCAACTACAGGCTTATGAGAAAGTTTTACATCACCAAACTTTTCAACCATAGGTATATCGAAGCCTATAATATTATGACCAATTAATTTATCAGCCTGAGATAATAGTTCATATCCTTCTTGTAGTTTATCAGGAGGATATTTATATATAGTTCCTGAGTCTATGTCTTGAGCAACTAAGCAATGTATCTTAGTCGCTTTCAGATCATCAGTCTCTATGTCAAATACTAAGTCCATTCTTATAACTCCAATAGTTCATCTGCATCATCTTCAAATTGATCTTTAGGAACTTCTCTAAGTCTACCTGTTTCTCTATCATAAAGCAAGTGACTAGCTAATCCAACATCACCTGTGTATCTTGATTTTAATACTCGCATCTTAGTTGTATTAGATTCTTCTATATCATCAGACTGTTGGTTTCTTTCAAGAGCAATGACACAATCAGATAACTGTGCAATACTTTGTGAACCTCTTAAGTGAGAAAGGCTGACTTCTATTCCGTTCTCGTGTCCTTTGTTTCCGTCAACCCTTCTCAAGTGAGATACTAATATAAGACCTGCTCCTGTCTCTTCAACTATACTTCTAAGGCGAGTCATAATATTGTCTATTGCTCGTCTCTCATCTCCTTCATGGATAGCAGAGACTAACATATGTAAGTGATCTACTACTACCCACTTACAATCACAAGCCACTATCATAAACCTTATCTTATTAAAGATTTCGTCTATACTATTAGTACCAAAGTGAGCATGAATCCATACTCGGTTTTTATTTTCTCCGTCATAAAGAATATTAAAGAAGTTATCTATCTCTTCTTGAGAAAAGTTATCTCTCTCTTGATCTATATATAATCTAGCGTTAGCTTCTATAGATAAGATTCCGTCTACTGTTCTTCTCCAATCTTCTTCAAGAGCAATGACTCCTACATTATCTTTAGTTTCTTTAATGAGCCAATGTTCTAACTCACGAGTTACTGAAGACTTACCGAGTCCTGTTCCTCCTGTTAGTGTTACTAATTCTCCTGCTCTTAAACCATATAGCTTATCGTTTAAACCTTTCCAAGGATAAGCTACACTCTCTTTCTTTTCTCTATCAAAGAAGTCCTGTTTAGATTCAGATACATTTATAACTCCACTAGGAGTATAAACTTTAGCAGACCACCATGCTTCAATAAATTCTTTATGTTTGTTCTGACGGAGCATATCGTTTGCGTCCTTGTAACCATTTGGTAGTACCATTATCTTAGCCTTGCTAGGCTGAAACAACATAGCTACCTTTTTAGCTGCGTCCTGTCCTTGTTTGTCTCCGTCAAAACAAATTACTACACTATCAAAGCTTTCAAGAAACTCTAAACTTTCTTTAACATCTTTGACTGCTCCTGATGATCCTCTCTTAATAGATACAGATGCCCACTTACTACCCATTAATTCATAGCAAGCCATAGCATCACACTCACCTTCGGTAATTGTAATCGCCTTACCTTTTGCTTGAAAGAGTTGCTCGCCAAACAATCCTGTTCCGTCAAAGCTACCTTTAACAGAAAAGTTTTTATCCCTGACGTAACGTATCTTCGTAGCAGACAGTTCGTGTTTGTTGAAATATGGATATAGATGTTGAACTATATCACCATTACTAGACAGTATGCTTTTAACTCCATACTTCTTAGCAGTTGCTTCGGAGATTCTACGATCTGTCAATGCAACAAAGTCTCCTCCATGTGGGTTAGTAAGTTCTTGTTCCTTCTCAGCTACTACTTCTTCTCCGTCTACTGCTTTATTGTAGTTCAGGAAATAAGTTTCACAACTGAAACATTTAGCTGATCCATCATCATTCAAAGAGACTGGATCACTACCTCCACATTTAGGACATGGTAATTTATGTTTTACAAAAGCCATATTGATTCCCTCACGTTGTTAATAAAAAGTGTATAGCTAGGCTCTATAGTATTCTCTCTCACCGACCTAGCTACACTCTACTAGTTTTATCAAGGTCTAGCAACTTGTTAGGCACACTAGTCTGAGTCGTTAGACTCCGATAGTTCTTCGACCACATCAACATCATCTGTTGTTGTGTCTTCTCCTTCATTAACTATCGCAATGATCCTGTTAGAAAAGAAATTTATTCCTGCTTGTAACTCTTCCAAGTCTAAAGTAAGATTAACTTTCTTTTGATTCAGTCTCTGTAATCTACCAAAGATTCCTTGACCTTCTTCAGGCAAGTCCTCTACTGATATATCAACTCCGTCAATAGTTATATAAGGTTTTGGATTGTTTACTTCTTCGTTCATAATTAAAACTCCAAGTCGTTATCATCACCAAGAGATGTGAGTTCACTTCCGTCCGACCCTGTATACTCTACAAGATCAACTACTTGAACTGCTTGTAGGTCAAGACCTTTGAAGTCTCCGTAGTTATTTGTGGTCTCCCATTCTCTGTATTGCACATTAACCTTTGATCCGTTACCAACGGCAACATCTAAAGGTTCTTTATCAGCATCTAAAAGTTTTGGAACTGCATTAGGAGTTCCATCTTTCCTAGATACTTTCCTTTTAAACATAAGTTTCTTTACACCTTCAACATCTTTGACATTAAAGCCACGACTAGAAAAGTCGTCAGCAGTCTTGTCGTCAATGACTAAAGTGATCTGATACTCAGGGGTAAAGGTTGTGTTTGGGGTTTTAATACTAGCCCATTCACAAGGGAAAGTTCCGATTATCGGCATATTTTTTCTCCATTATTATTAATAAACTGTGAGGTTTTTAGTGAACTCCTAGACCTCAAACTAGAGCCAATCTGATTGACATACACACTAACTATAGGATTTATAGTGAGGGCTATGATGTTAGGTGTATAGTTCATAGGTATATATTATAGTTCCCTCAAATATTGATTGTAAATATAACCAATAAAAATATCTAACATCTGATCATCAATAAATTTTAAAATATATTTATGACCAACTACTCTTAGTTCGTGACCCATTTTCATCTCATACATATCATTCATAATATTATAATCTGATCCTAGTTTAAGATACTGTTCTCTACTTAATGTTATTTCTTTACTGTTTAAATTTCTCATATATATACTATTATTATAACACGGATTGCTATTCCAAGTCCAGTCTTTTTTTAATTAAATTAAATTTATTTCTCCATTTACTTTTCTTATAGACTGCCATAGTTCCGTCAGCATATCTAACTTCAAGTACTCCACCATTAGCATGAAGAGAAGTGATTCTATTTTTTTCAACTTGCTCTTTATACATCTCATGTACATCATACTCTGTCATAAGTCTCCTTGTGGTTTAAGTGTATACATAATAGGTTCAGCACTATCCAATAGTTCATGTAGTTTCTCTGCTACTTCCTTATCTGTAGGATAACCACTCATGTCTAGTTCAACATAGACTTTGTACTGTATAGGTATCCCTAGCCACTCTTCAATCTTATCAAACCTAAACCTCCTAAATTCTTTTTCTTCTGTGTCCTCATCAGTACCTTCAAAGCCGTCAAAGTCTCCAAAGAATGCTGTTGGTTTTAT